TGACCTCCAAAGAAAGTAGTCCAAACTTCACCCATTGTGCGGTAAAGTCCTTCCTGTCCTAGTCTGTTAATTGCGAATGGATCGCCAGTCTCGATACCGGACTCAAAGTATTGAGTAGGTTTCGCAGTACTGTAGTATAGATAATCAGTATCAAGCATGTAAATTCTGCTGATACCGTCTGCCGCTACATCCTTAGATGGGATGATTGGGACACCGTTGTAAGTTGCGACTATAAATCCAGCCTCAACACCCGGTACACCTTTGACACCGTTGTAAGTTGGTACAACTCTCTTCTCTTCCATGAATCTCTGCTGAGACTGTAGAAGTTGCTGAATACGCATTAGAGTGTCATATCCTGTTAGCATAACTTTCGGGTTACCACCACGAATCCAAATCTTTTGGAACATTTCGTCAAGGTGGTCAAGTGATAGAACTCTCTCGGTTAAACTTGCATCTGAAGCAACTGAAATTTCAGCGTCAGACCATGTGTTAGCAGCACGACTAATGCTGTAAATGTCCAAGTCAGCAGCAGCGCTTACATGCGCCGTGTGTGTAGTAGAAGCACCATTGGCTACGGTTGCTGCATATGCAGTACCTGAACTGTCCATTGTGCTTGCTGCAGTTACTCTATCAAGAGACTCGATGTCGTTACCTGCAGGTGTGTCTACATCCTGTGTTAGCATTTGGTTGATGTGCTCAGCGTGGTGCTTACCCATCTCTTCCTTTAGGACAGAGCGTATGTCACCAAGTCCGTCATCCTTGTCATTCAAGAAGATTGCAACCTCAGACATATCGAATGAGTGTGCGATTGTCTTAGGCTTTGCTGCAACATTTTGGAATGTAGGCTTTGTAGTGTCAGGCAGTGTGCCGTTCTCTGCAATTCCGCCACCGACTGCTGTCGAAGGCTTTGCAGTGACGACTCTCCATCCACTGCGGTCCCAAGGCTTCTTAGGAAGAATTGAGAATGCGTTAAATTCTTGGTTCAACTGAGACCATACTTTGCGTCCGTAGATCGCTTGGTATGTTCCAGCGGTTGTGCTCAACATTGGTGCATCTGCTTTGAGAAGTTCGCTACCGGAGTAACCGAATCCCATGTTAGTCCCTGCGCCATAGTAGTAGCGCTCCATGTCCTGTACTGTTCGTGTATAATTTCGTGCCATTATTCATTCCTCCATTCAGTTCCAAACCGTCCCTGCGAGACTGTGTACTTCGTCCCACGACATGTTTGCTAGTTCCTCTGTAGATGGTATTTCTACGGTGGAGTGGTTTGTTGATTTGCGGATTTCCGCAGTTGTGGAAGAACCGATGTTATCGATTCTGTCACTTAGTTGTGAAATTGCCTTCTCGATTTGTGAGAGTGGGCCACGAGCATCAAACTCTGCTGCTGCACGAGTCTGTGCTTCTGAAGTAAGTTCCTTAGTAAGGCGCTCACTGAAAACATCATTCAGGTTGTTCTTGAACTGCTGCTCTGTTGCTGCTGCTTTGAAGACTGCATATGCTTCTTCAATTTCAGTTGCAGTAACATTTTCAGGGTTCAGGTAAGATTTTGCGACAGAGCCGCTACCTAATCCTGATGCTCCTAAAGCATTTGTACCCGGTGAGCCACCTTCGGTTGCTCTACCTGCTACTTGTCCGTTCATCTGTGTTTCAGGGAATTGCTCAGGTGTGCTACCAAGGTTAGCCTTGGAAACACCATCAAAGTGAGAGCGAGCAGCACCAGTGTCAACACCTGCAGACTTTAGGGTGTTTTCCATCCAGTCTAGGTATTCGCTAGTAATGACATCGCTGTACTCTGACTTCTTTGTGTCATCCTTGTACATCTTCTTTTCATCATCATCATTTTTATCTTTTTTGTCTTTTTTATCTGCCATATCGTCGTCCTCGGCTAAATCTAGTTGGTCGTCGCCCATTGTTTTTTTCTTAGGTCTGTCACCTTCAATTAACTCTTCAAGTTCTTTTTCTTCGTCTTCTTCGCCTTCTTCGCCTTCTTCGTCATCCATAAAGGGAGGTTTCTTTTCAAGATTTTCCTCTTTATCCATGTCGTCCAACTGCTTAGATAGGCGGTCAATCACTGAAGATAATTCACCTAATGCATCTATTTCGTTTGTCATAGTTGTGTCCTCCTTCAGTATTCTAAAGGATGCTTCGGGATTAATCCCTTTTTCACAAATAGTAACTTCATGTAGTTCTAACTTGGAGATTTCTGTATAGTCTCCATGCTTTGCATCTGCTTTGTTAATGCGCTTAAACGCCTGTCCACCGATGCTGAACCCTGTTAGGTTACCTTTGCGAATCTCATTGGCTACTTCACGAGCCTTTTCGATGTCATCTCTTAGTTGGATGACAACGAACATGCCAGCGTCATCGACACCGGACTTCCATAGTCTGCCATCAGAGTCGGTGTAAGACTTGATTACTTCACCAACCTGAATGTTTGAATGCGCTAGTTGCACATTGCGGAATGACTGTGCTTTCATAAAGTTACCAAAGGCATCTTTCAGTGCACCACGAGTGATTAAGTCACCTTGTTTGTCTACCATCTCAACAGATGCGTAGCCAGCGATTATTAGGTCGCTGGATGACTTAAGAATGGAAATGCTAGCAGGGTGAGCAGGGGTAGAAGCCCTGAGTGCCGCAGCATTTGCCATGACTCCCTTTACAACGCTTATACTATTTAATAAGGTACGAAGGCCGCTTTGCCTCCTTCTATAGACAACTCGCCTTCAGGTGTCTCTTTATGATTGAACTTTTTATCTTCAGCCCTTTCTTTGTTGTCACGCTCAATATCCCTAACATCATGATCGGGTAGCGTCTTTGAACCAACAAGACTAGTAGGACCACTTGGTGATTCTATAGGAGTAGCATAATCTATACCCATACCCATAGTACCTGTAGAAGAATCTCCTACAGCACCTACTCCTGATTTCAACATAGTCGAAACAAGATTGAGGCTCTTTGCTAATAGTCTTCTAATCTTTGCTTTGTCAGTAGCATAGTCATCCCAAAAATTAGTACCTGTTACTTTCTTAGGAGGTATCAATGGTTTTCCATCACCCTTAGATTCGTGCACTTCGGCTTTAGTCTCATCATCAATTACTGACAAATCTGCCTTCAGCATAACTCCAGCAACCGGAGACCAAAATGGTCTTTGACTTTCTGCTAAACGAATCAGCCAACCGTTTTCTGCTTTAGGATTGAACATATACCACTCATCATCTATAGCAGATGCACGGTAACTAACATCACCTGCTGCCATCTTGATAACTATTCTATCTCCATCTCTATCGATTTCGTGCGGCCACATCATAGGTTCAGACTTGGTAAACAAGGATAGGGTCTCTACACTAGATACTCCTTCACCCTCTGCTTCACCTTTGATTTCATTACTGTTTACTGTATAGATGTCAGCACCGTCTACATTCTCTGTAACCGAAACACTGTCAACATTGACTGTAACTATATCTCCAACCTCATACTTATCTTTAGATTGGAATGATGTACCTACATCCATGTAAGTATCACCTTCGTACTTTACAGCACGGTCACCTAATGAATCTTCGTGTGTTATAGGACCAGTACCCAATCGGTATGTGTAGGATGATGTACCCTTTTTGTCAAGAACCATCAAGTTGACATCTCGCCCTTCATCGTACAATACCCACTTAGGGTGACGACTTTCTCCTTTCATGTAAGTGGAATTAGCATCCCTTAGCATCAAACGATCGTGTTCCTTCAGTAAGTCCTTGACTATGATTTCTAAACCGACATCATCTGTTAATCTCAAATTGTGAGCCGCTGGAACCAATACATTCTCTGTACTCTCCATAGTACCTCTTAGAATCTTAATACGCTCTTGAAGAGGCATGTCATTTACATCACCATCATCGTATTCTACAATATCGATTACATTGTATTCTTTATTTGCGAACACCACATCTACAACAAAGTTCTTCTTTGAAATCTTGGTAAAGTTCTCCTTGGTATCTTTGTCTAAATCAAAGTCTCCTCTTACGGTTACCTTGTCATCATCCTTTTCTACGAAAGCCCTTGGGCCTTCAGGCATAGCAGACACTATCCAGTCTCCACTAAATCCACGAAGGTGTTCCATATCTTCTAACTTGAATATGCGATGCATTGGCTGAAGTATAGGGTAGTCGCCATCTTTCTTTAGCATAATGTCGGGGTCGGATAGTGATGCCAATAGCAATGCTGCGTCCGCAGTGTCGTGCTTTAACATGAAGCCCCTCATTGCTGGAGGTTCCCCAAAGCCAGTTGTATTATGCTTGCCCAAACTTCCGCCCCATTTTTCTACAAATTCGGGG